CTTCAGAAGACCATGCTAGGGTTGCTAAAGGCATTGTTGACAATATTTCTTCAATATTATCTCTAACCCTTGCTTCAGAATCAAGAACAATATTACACTCATATAATGGTATAGTTCTTGTTGGCAAAGCGCTTATAGCATAACTTCCTGCAGGGTTTTCTTCAGTTCCTGTAGAGGTAAACTCGTAAACAGCCCCTGTATCTATGGCTCTATAAATAACAGAGCTATCTGGCTCATCTGTGTTTGTATTCGGCCAAGTAGAAATTCCTGGGAAATCATCCCTAGTATTAAAGTCTTCAATTGGTTTTACACCATTTACTGAACCAGCGTAAGGGGCGTTACTTTTTACTGGAGTATCACAAATAACTTTCGCTTGATAAAAGCTATATAAATCTAATCCACTATCTTCTAGATTTCTTCCAACATCAGAAGTTAAATAGTCTGCCAAAATAAGAGCAGGGTTGTTTGAATAAATTCGAGAAGAGCTAAAAGTACCATTAGAATTTATATCCCTAACCTTTTTACCTTTAACAAAAAAGGTTAAACTAGGAATATTATTGTAATTTGGCTCATCTCTATTTAGTCTAAACACGCAATCTGCATTAGCAAGTTTAGTAAATTTATTGTTATCAGGAAGTCCATTTCCATTACCTAGTGGAGCAGAGGCAGAAAGACCATTTGTATAAGTATCAATTCTATGTCTATGTTCTTTACTTCTATTATATATTTGCTCATCTACTGTAAGAGATTGAACACCTTCAATTTCACCTTGACAGATTGCGCCATTCATATTAAGAAATTCGTTTTTAGTTCCGCTTCCAAATGAAATTTCATTTTGAGAACCAAAGGTAGTACCCCCTGCAGCAACATTTGCAGGATTAGCAGAGTCTGATACATGGTGATTAGCCTCAATAAGGCCCACTGCTTGTTTACCATAAACAACAGGTATATGTACAGCCTCTCCTCTTTTATTAATTGCATGGCCTTTTCTTTTATCGGCCTCTCGTTCAAGCCTTTTAGCTTGATTAATTTGATAAGCTGTAGAAGCTACAAATACAACAGTATTTAAAACTAACTTTGGGACTGAAGTACCTAAGGCCGTTGCTATTGCTTGTAATACCATTTAAATTTTCCCCCACTTTAGCCGTATTACTGCATCTCCATAAATCTTATCAAAAGAAGTATCTGTGCTTGATTTTTGGTCCATACCGTCTTTTGATGCAATAAAAGAATTAATAATATCTAAATCAGACATTGGAGATGTTCCTTCAAAAGTAACAATCTTTGTATCAAAATCATTTACAATTCCTGGAGAATCTACCTGACCTTTATAAATGAGTAAAACGTCAGATGTATTTAAAATAGGCTGATTATTAGAATCAAAAAATCCAGCTCTAACTTCAACATCCCGACCTACTACATTATACTCAATTTCTTCCTTAAATTCATCAAAGAAATCAGTAGCAACAATACGATAAGATTCTCTATCAACAACAGATGAAAATTTAGGCGAATCATATTCTAGTATACCACTATTGGCAGTATAAACATCTTCATTATAAGTTACATCGTAAGGTAAACTAGAAAGATAATATGTTTGAGTAGCAAAGCTTAACTTAATTAAAACAAAGAAATCAATTACATCTCGATTAATTACGTTTTGTACTGTATTACTAAAAACTCTCATTATAAAGCCTCAATAATATTAATAGTACCTATATCCGATAAAACACCATCACTAAAAGTAATACCTTTAATATCAGAAATATCTCGGTAGTATCTTATTGTTGTAGAAGATTTTAAATTAATACTATTATTTGAAATATTACTAACAAGAGCTGGGTAAATATTAACAGAAGTATTACCTGTGCCGTTCAGATCCACATCAGACAACACCATATAGATTTTATTATGATTTGAAAATTTAATAAAATAACCTTTAGGTATTAGACCTGAATTTCCAGAAGTTTTAGAAACAGTAATAGAAGTACTACCTGAAGAACCTGATGCATTAATAGTACCTAATGCGGTAAGACGATCTTCTATTGTTTTTATCTGAGGCATAACCATAGTATTAGCTGAATCAAAATTAGCTATAGTATTTACTAAAAGATTACTAGGGTCTTCAGAAACGATATTAAAGCTTAATTCCCATCGTTGTGCATTCTGACCTGCTCTTTGTTTTTTAAGTGAAATTGTATCTGCATCAAACATAGGTTCGTTTGAATTAATTGTTAAAGGAGCTAAAATTTTTTCTCCTTCAAAGTAATAAGTTGCCATAATTAACTCCTTAATGGTCTCGCTAATAAGTGTAATCGTCTATCAAAAAACATATAACGACTACCTTGTTTTACTCCTGAGTTATTAGTATCAGTTGTGACCCAGTGACCATCATCCGCTATAACAGCAGAACCATCCATATAACCAATATCACCATATTGGGGTCTTAAGTCAGGACGTATTTCGTAGTTACAATATTGAGCAAAAGTTTTAAGAGTAAACCCTTTATTACGTAAAGCCAATAAATATTCTTTTGGGTTATTATACTCTACTTTAATTTCTTCTGCTTTTGATTTGTTACCTTTTAATGCTTTATCATATTCGATAAGAAAACAAAAACAGTCATTATATCCCCATGTAAACTTATCTATACTAATTGTTCTTTTATTAATAATTCTTTTTGCTTCTTTTAAAGCATTACTCATTTCTTCTTTGCTATAATACATAGATAATAACCTTTAATAATACTAGGGGATAGCTAATGTTCTTTAACGTCAGGTATTCTATCCCCTAGAAAATATTAAATTTTTTCTTTTATAAACATCCTTACAAGATCTGCCACGATGTCGCTTCGTACAATATCATCTACTGTAAACTCTACGACAGGTAGTGACATACCTGCTTTCTTGACTAACTTACAAAACTTAGTTAAGTCTTCTCCATTCTTTACATCAGATTGAGCAGGATCTCCCATTAAGATTAGTTTAGAGTTTTCACCTAAACGTGTACTAATAGCTTTCAACTCATCCATACAAAGGTTTTGAGCTTCATCTACTAGTACGAGAGCGTTTTTATAAGAACGCCCCCTAATAGTCTCGATAGGTTGTATCTCAATCTCGCCTTTATTTAACATGTATTGGTATTTGCTCTTTCCTAAAGCTTCTTCTAAAACCTCAAGCATAGGCATTAACCAAGGTGTCATTTTATCTTGTATAGTTCCTGGAAAGTGTCCAAGAGTTTTACCTGTAGGTACGTTTGCTCTAGTAAGTACAATTTTATCGTACTTTCCTTGTCGGTATAATTGGGCAACCGTTCCTGCACTACAATAAGTCTTACCTGTACCAGCACACCCAATTGTTACTACAATTGGATACATTTTAATACTTCGTATAAGTTTATCTTGTTTATCATTTTTAGGTATTACATGAAAGCCTAATTGATGAACATTGTTTTTAGTAGCGTAGCGAGATTTCTTTTTTGTCATTAATTATCCTGTATCTTCATTATTAGGATTTGCATATTGAGGCCAAATAACTTCAATACCATTATAGGTTAATTCTATGTTCTTTAATGAGTCAATATAAGCCTCTAAATCTTCAATAGAATCTGTTGTAGGCTCATTATTAATTTGTAACTTTAAATTTTTAACTAAAAGAGCATAAGCATTTACTAACAAACTATCTACTTCTTGATGTATTGTTGCAAGATAATTTTCTCTAATAACTTTTAATTCTGTATCTATTAGTTCTTCTATAACCCAATTATTATCACTAAGAGACCAAATTATTTTATGAGTTGCAAAATTGCATTCAGGTTTTTCAGGTACTACTGACCATCCTGCTAAAGAAATTATTTCTTCTGTAAAGTCAGCAGGATCTGTACGAGTACTACCATCTGGTAAAACTAATCTTTTTGGAAGTTCTTGAGGAACACTTCCTTCCTTATAATATAACACCATTAGGCTACTCCTATAAATAAAGAATCATTTGGATCAAATGAATAACCAGATCTACTAGTTAATTGAAAACAAACTCTTATAATTTCGCCTCCAGAAAAAGTATATGCTGGGCTTCTCATTGTCATTCCTGTAAACCTTGTTGAACCACTAGTTTCGGTATATACATAATATGTGCCTGAAGTTTGGGGAGCTTGTGTAATATCTGATGAAACAGGTGTTGGAAGTATATTGGTTTCATAAAGAGTTGAAATACCATCTGCCATGCCAGTATAACTAGATGATGTTAAAGTAGCCCTGTTCCATCTATTTACAGTACTACCATTAGCAATAGAGGAATATGTCAAAGCTGTTGCCGCAGATAGGGTAATAGGATAACCTGCTGAACTTTGTGCAGAAGTGGCCACTGTAGTTGTTTCATAACTTTCATTACTACTAGAGAAAATGTCTGCCCTTAAAATAGACGTTCCTGCAGAATTTAAAATTTGTATACCAGCTACAGTGTTATCATTGTAAAAAGTAGTAGAAGCAGTTACTTTACTACCTACGTAAATTCTTGCACTACCTGAATAAGTTGATGGAACAACAATATCCATTACATTGTAATAACCAGTATAATCTGTAGAAGATGGTACAATATTAGAACCAGGCCTTAGTGCTACAAAATCAGAAGTTGGATCTGGGGGAGGGGTATCAGTAATAGTTACTGTAGAGGATGTTTTAAGGATAGTTCCAGTAGTACTTAAAGATCTAATTTCTACAGTAAACGTCTCTCCTCCGTCTGAAACAAAATCTTCGCTGATAGTTATCGGAAAGGATCCTGAACCGTTAACAAAGCTAAAAGACCCCGAAATAGGAGTAATATCAGCAGAAGTAGCAGTTCCAAAATTTGCAGTCCAGTATAAAGTTGAACTAGATGATGAGTTATTATTAGGATCAGAATAAGTAACCGTTAATGTGTCTCCTTCAGCAGGAGTGCTTGAACTAAAGGTAATTGAGCCAGAAGGATTTACAGTAGTATCTAAAACACTATAATTATGGTCTGCTGTATAAATTATTGTTGTACTGCCGCCTCTACATATACCTAATCTTAATCTTAGAATTTCTGATC